TTTTTTTTTTTTTTTTTTTACTTTTTTTTTTTTTTTTTTTTTTTTTTTTTTTTTTTTTTTTTTTGCTTTTGCTTTTTTTTCTTTTTTTGCTTTTGCTTTTTTTTTTTTTTTCTCTAATGCTAGAGCTATGCGTTTGGCTTTTGCTTTAGCTTCTATTTCTAATTTATCTTCAATTTCTAATTTGGCTTTCATTTCTAATTTATCTTTCATTTCTTTTTTTGCATTTGCTTCTAAATTGGCTTTAGCATTTGCTTCTAATTGAGCTTTTACCTTGATTATAACTCGGAACTTACGTTCAGCTTTTGCTTTCTCTCTTGATTCGGCTTTTGCTTCGAATTTTACTTTAGCTTCCATTTCTAATTTGGCTTCCAATTCTAATTTGGCTTCCATTTCTAATGCTAGTTTAGCCTTTGCTTCTAAAATGTCTTTGGCTTTTGCTTCTAATTGAGCTGTAATATTAAACAATTTTTCTTGACCATTGTTATTATCTTTAAAATTATGCCAGTTTGACATTAAAATATGTTTTATTGCAATATCTGTTTTTTCCGCTTCTTTATCCTTAATGAAAGCTATGGCTTTTATAGCTTCTTTAGCTTCACTACGTTTTTTCTTATCTTCTAAACTTAACATCTTTAACAATTTTTCCTAAATATTAAACAAAATAGTGTATATTGTATAATATAAAAAAATCAATTTTTTTAAATCTTAATAATCAAAAAAATTGAATTTATTATTATTTGTGAAATTAATAAAAAACAATATAATGATTAATTCTATGAATAAAATAACTATTAATTTTATTGATATTTTTGATTTCTTTATTGAAAATGTTCAGACTGAGACAAAACAGAAATTAACATTTGATCAGATGATTATGTTTCGAGAAACTAATAAGATAATTAAAGAAATCTCTGATAAAATACAACCATTTGTTGAAATTAATTATTATTATGGATTAATTATGGTGAAACACTTAGAATCAAATTGGGAAATAGAATCTTTTAAAAATAAATTTGATCAAGAAATATTTAGTCATTTCAAAATAATTTCTCTAAAGGTACATATTCCTCCATATCCAAGACTAGACTATATTGATAGTTTTATTGATTTCATGAGTAATAATCCTAATCTGATTCATATTAATAAAATTAATTTTCGTTCTACTTTTTACAATTTTAAAGAATTTAAAAATTTTTTAGAAGTACTCGGCCGATATAAATATTTAGTTCATCTAAATCTAGAAGAGATGGGTATAGGATCAGAAGAGATTGATATACTTACATGTGTTCTTAGGCTACAATGTCATGTTTTGTCACATCTTTATTTAAGAGATAATGAAATTAGATCAATAGGAGCTGAAATACTAGCAGAAGTACTTCCATTGATGACATCATTAAGACACTTAGATATTGCTTCAAATCATATTCATACAGATGGACTTGAAAACTTTGCAAGAATGTTTTCACAATGCACAACATTGACTAGCTTAGATATTTCCGATAATAATCATAATCCTAATTATCGTGGATTTGTAAGCTTTATAGGAATGCTTCCATGGAGTGCATCATTAGTTAATATAGATCTATCAGAAAATGGAATAGAAAATCTTGGTGAAATTCTTTCACAATGCACATCATTGAAAACACTTAATGTAGCTTTAAATTATATAAGTGTTGAAGAACTAAGCAATATTGAAAAAATGTTTAGACATTGTAATATCTATAAATAAATTAATATATATTATAGTTTGTGTATTTTGTCCAATCCTTAAGAGGCAAATCATTAAATATGTGAGATTTTACATTCAATGTCGAGCTTATACCGTTCTTCCATAGATTATAGGCACATTCACTTATCTCATACCAAGTCTTATAATCTTCGTTATTATTACCATATTCATCTTTTTTATTACGAGCTATAATGTTGGCTGCTAGCTCTGTATCAATTGCATTTGCTTCAGTTATTTTAATTACATTACAATTACAATAAATAGTTAATGTATTATCTGTCATTTTTTTATATTATTAATATATAATATAATTGATATAGAATTTATTTCTCAATTTTTTTAATTAAAATAAATGAAATAATATATCTATTATTACATAAACTTGCAATAATATTTTTTTTTGCAAAAAAGTTATTTACTTTTTGCGATTCTCCTTTCCTTTAGGCTTGGATTTTGGCTTTCTTGTAGCGGCTACAATTGACTGTTCTGCAGCAGCAAATGCCTTTCACATTTCCTGATCCATAGTAGTAGAAGTACCATCTTCAAATACTACTATAATTCCTTTGAGTGACTCAAAAAAGAAATTCATTGTCATCATCAAAAGCATTACTAGCCATTTTGATATCTTTAAATAATCTAAAAAGTTATGGTTATCTTAAAATATTAAAAAATCAATTTTTTTTAACAACTAGTCTTTAAGAGCTTAGTTAGTGAGTCTAAAAAAGATAGCATTAATTCATAAGTATTAAAAAAAATCTAATTTTTTAAACTTGTAATACAAGTTTGGAACTCTTCATTTGCAATATTTATTTTTTTAACCATGTACTTATATATTACATCTTTTGTATTACTATTTTTATAATATAATAAAAATGCTTCTATTTTTTCTCCTATATTATATACTTTTTTCCATATACAATCTAAAGGCTCACCCCAATCATGAGTCCTTTCAGGAATATAATTATTCATCGTTAATGCCCTGTCTTTGAACATTTTTATATAATTATTTAATTCTGACAACAAACTATTGAAAAAATCTATTATTTCAAAGTTTAATACTATTGACGCGTATTCTGATGACATATTATTGTTTATCAAGGACATGTTTTCATTTAAATGTAAAAAAAATTGATTTTTTTACATTTTTATTATATCAAAATATAATGACTATAATGAATATGAATATGTATCTACATAATAAATTTTTTAACATAATTGACATTATTATTGAAAATAATCAGACACCAACTAAACAGAATTTTACATTAAAGCAGTTATTAATATTACGAGAAACTAATAAAAAAATAAAAGAAGCATCTGATAATATCAGACCATTTATTGAAGTTGATTATGATTTTGGTTATTTAGAAAAGAAAAAAGCTCTTGTTATTATTAGAAAAATTATAAATATGACTGCATATTTTAAATTTTGTTCGCTAAGAATGGATAAATTTGCTATAATGCTAGATAATGATTCAATATGTTGTTTTTATGAGACTATAAAACTAATTAATCTTTGTACTGCTAATCTAAGATATATTCAACATACTGATACAACGTTTGAAGAACGAGAATATACTGAACTATTTGCTGAAGTGCTTCCGCGGTGTATATCATTAAATTTCCTTAATCTAAGTAATAATCAATTTGAAACAGAAGACATTGAAATACTCGCTGAATCACTTATACAATGTCAAGTATTGAATCATCTTGATCTAAGTAATTGTGAAATAAAATTAAAAGGTTCTGAAATCATTATAAAAGCACTTATACAATGTACAACATTAAAACACTTGGATTTTGAATATAATAATATTGATTCTGATGGACTTGAAAAGTTTGCAAGAATGTTTTCACAGTGGACAACATTAACTAGCTTAGATATTTCTAATAGTAATAGAAATGGATTAGTAAGTTTTGAAGAAATGCTTCCATGGAATACATCGTTAGTTCATATAGATCTATCCGAAAATGGAATAGAAAAACTTGGAATAGTTCTTTCTCAATGTAAATCATTAACAAATCTTAATCTATCTTCAAATAATATAGGTAATACAGAAAATGAAAATCTCGCAAAAGCATTTCAATATTGTACATCATTAGTTAATCTCTATTTTGGTGAAAATCTACTTGGTGATACTGGAGTTATAAGTCTATCAGAAGTGCTATCACATTGCAAATCATTGAAAAAACTTAGCTTATATGATAATGGAATTAAAAACTTTACGATTGTATTATCACAATGTACAGAATTAAATTATCTTGATATATCTAGGAATAATTTTAATAATAATGGAATAGAAAACTTTTTTAAAGTGCTCCCACAGTATATAGCATTAACTGAACTTGATTTTTCAAGTAATAGTATTTGTGATACTGGAATGATAAGCTTTTCCAAAGTATTACCACAATGCAAAACATTAATAAAACTTAACCTAAGTTATAATGGGATTGGTTATATTGGAATAGTAAGTCTTGTAACAGTACTTTCACAATTGCAATTACAATGTAATTTAAAAAAACTAAATCTATCCCATAATATTATTAATGAATCTGGAGCAGTACGTATTATACAATGCACAAACACAACATTGAATCATATTAATCTTATTTATAATAATATTGATAATATTATTATAAATAATATGTATAAAAAATACTCATCATTAAAAAATCTATATTTAGATGATTATAAATATTGTCCTTTTGACCGCGAACGTGACTGGAAAAAATAATTAATTTTTTTATAATATTAATATGTTTTTTAAATATTGTATTATTATTACAATTTAGAAAGTTTTTTTACCTTTGTCTTAGTTTTATCTTTATTTTTTCGTTTTCCCTGTAAAGTATTTGAATTAACAATAGCTTCTGATTCTGATTTTGATGATATTTTAGTAAGTGCATTAGACATATATGGAGTAATATTATCTTCTAAAGAAAGAGTTAACATAATTATGTTTTTAATAATATTATTAAAATATTCTTTATATCAAAATATGATTTGTATATGCAAAAAAAAATTGAATTATTTTTTTATTGAATAATCTATTAAAAACTTATTTAAATGAAAATATATCCTTGATGAACGATAATGTGTACAAACTCTTTGAAATCTTATTTAATGTTCGTGAATATGAATGGATATACTATGAAATAGTTCTTTTGAGTATTATCTCAAAAGAAATGAGAAATTTAGTTATGGATAGTAGTTTAAAAATAAATTTTATTATGATGTATCAAAGAAATAACGAAAGATTTCAACAAATTTTTAATAGCTTAAAAAGAAATAATCTGTTTAGAAATGTAATTAGTGTCCACTTGTTTAATAATGATGGCATTGGAGTTATTCAAACCATAACAGATGAAGAGCTTAATTTGCAAAATATTGTATCTGTTGATATTGGTAATAATTTACTTGGTGGAAACAATAACTTAGCTAAACGGCTAAGTTTGTGTCCACTAACTACTCTTGAAGTTAACAATAATAATTTTAATTCTGAGTTTTTTAAACATTTATTTACAAATACAAAAAAAAATTTTTCAAATCTTGTTTTCTTAAACATATCAGCTAATAAAATTGAAGTAGAAGGAGCAAAAATTATTGCATCGCAACTTCCAGATTTACAAAATTTAAAAAAGTTTAATATTAGCAATTGTAATATTGGAAAAGAAGGAGCAAAAATTATTGCAAGTTATATTGAACAATGTACAAAAATAACTAATCTAAATTTATCATTTAATGATATTGGAACAGAAGTAGCTATATCATTTCTTGAAAAGTGTACAGGATTAGTTTCTTTAAATCTTAGAGAGAATTGTATTAGTGATAAAGAAGATAAAGAATTTGCATCTAAACTTAATTGTTTAACAAGATTAAAAAAACTCAATCTAGCTGATAATTGTATTCTAAAGCCTAGTAAATTCAGCGAAGCATTAAAAAATTTAAAATTACTTAATCTATCTGGTACAGACTTTAATGACTTAGCACTCCAAGAGAATACAACATTATTAGACCTCAATCTATCTGGAAATGATATCGAACGCGATGCAGCAGAACACATTATATTTTCACTTAATTGTACAAATCTATTTAGTCTTGATATATCTGAAAATCAAATAGATGATGGAGTTGAAGGTATAGTAGACTACTGTCAAAAAAAATTTAGAGCATTAAAATATTTAGATACTGACGACAATATGTCATGGAATAAAAGATATGGTTTTAATTAGTTAATTTATAGCATCTGGTAAGATTAAAGTTTGCAGCTTTATAATTAAATTTGATTCTTTAGCTTTAATCTGTGTCAGATTGTCAAAAGTATTATTTAAAAAATACATTTTTAGAAAAGTTTTCAATACTAACTAAATTTTGTATTAACCATAAGTCAAAATTTTCTAAAAGAAATTCTATAAAATAATTTTAAACTTGTTCTTTTAGTTTCAACTTTTGCTTTTTACTTTATCAGATTGCGCTTTGACATTTGCCTTTAGTTTAGCTAGAAACTTTTCTTTTTCTTTTGCTTTCATTTCTGCTTTTTCTTTAGCTCTGGCTTCTGCAATTTCCTTTAGTTTAATAGCTTCTGTTTTTTCTTTAGCTCTGGTTTCTGCATTAATTTTTTCTATAGCTTCTTCTTTAATCTTTGTTGCAACATCTTGAGCGTTCATTGATGATGCTTTTTCCTTGATTAAAGTTAAAGCTTTAGCTTTAATTTCAGCTTTTTCTTTTTCTTTAGCTTCTGCTTTTACCTTGATTTTTTCTTCTTCATCTTCCTTAATCTTTATATCATTCAAAATTGTATCTTTGGTAATTTTAGGTGGAGCCATGAAATAAGCTGTCTTTCTTTTATATTCAGGATCAAGTTTAGGAATAGGATTATTAGGATCTCGAAAAAACAATCCAGGACAATTTAACATCAGTTTTAACTCTTTATCTTCCTTATATTGTCTGAACCCTTTGCGTGGTTCTTTAGGTTTGTTACCAATATGCACTAACATTTGTTCTATATCTCTATCTTTCCTAGTTGGACAAAGATTTTTTTGCATTAACATTTGTTCTATATTTCTATCTTTCGTATGTTTTACTTGAGAATCAACAACTAATTGATTTGACATATATTCTATTATGTATTTCACAAATACTAAAAACAAAACGTATAACAATATATACAAATTTCAATTTTTTTTAATATTTATATTTGTGATGCTTTTATAATATTTTATAAAAAAATAAATAAATCTTTACATTTATTCTGTTAATTCTTGATATTAACAAATTTTAATTTATAGCATTTTATAAGATTAAAGTTTGCAATTAAATAATTAGTTATATTTTGTGTAAAATTCCCAATTTTTAAGTGGAAACATTTTAAAAATGTTTGGTTTGACATCTACAGAGGATGCAATAGATTATAAGCACACTCACTTATTTTATACTAAACTTTATAATCTTCGTCATTATTACCATACTCATCTTTCCTATTGCCTGTTATGATGTTTGCTGCAAGTTCAAAATTAAGTGCGTTTGCTTGAGTTATTTCAATAACATCACCGTCACAATAAATACATAGAGAATTTTCGGTCATTCTCACAGCATGACTGTTCGTATAATCTAGCCCGTTAAAGGATTCTACCGCATATATATCTTTTGCGCGGATCATTTTTTATTATAAATATATAATAAAATAAAATTGACAATAAAATTATTTTTTAATTTTTTATTAATAAAAAAATAAAATTATATGCATTATCTTTCAATTTGTGCTGCTTTTAATATAAGATCAATGCCATTATTACTTTTTTTGTGTGTTTTATTTTTCCTAATTGTATCAATACCAGCAATATTAGAGTTCCATGATCTGTGTATATTAGCCAAAAAAGTATCATCGTTATAAATCCAGATGCTTTTAGTATATAAGATCTTAACTTTTTTATTTAGATGCTGATGTGATAGATCTGTTTTTTTTTTACATACTTGAGAAGAATATCCAAACATAGATAACATTTCATAGATACTATAAGCACTAAAATGTTTTTTTTCAATATTATATTCAATAGCTTTTATCCATTCATCTTTATTTATAATAATAATAATATTAAAACCTAGACAAATATCTTTAATATCGAAGTCATTTAATTTTTTAATACATATAATATCTTTGTCATTTAGTTCATTAAGAAAACGAAGAAATTTTTCAATACGCATTTGCATTGTTATTGTTAATTTTTGATGTAAATTATTTGTTTGTAAATAATTTAAAATATCATTAAATGTACTAATAACATTAATCTTACTATATTTTTTATCATCAAAATACTTTGTTATTTCTAATAGCTCGTCAGGTTTATTAATATAGTATTGATCTAAATCTAATTTTATCTTTTTATTATTGTTTGTATATATAGCATCTTGATTACGTTTTTTATTAGATATTGTATTTTCAATAACTTTTAGCATACATGCTTTAATATTTGATATTTTTTTTATAAGTGGCAACAACATATTAAAAAATATCATTGTACGTTCTATAATTTTTGTATACTCATAAAAATTTTTAATTTCACTTGAAATTAAAAATTTTTGAATATTTGATATATCAATAACAATTTTATCATATGATTTTAAAGTTTTATTTATCCAGATATTAATCGGATCTATATCAAAATTAATATCTTTTATATATTTATATATATTTTCTTCACTGTCAGAAAAAAGATTTTTTTTATTTGAAAAATTAAAAATTGAATATATTTTTTTTATTTTTGTTTCTACTTTATTTAACCAATTTGAAACATCAGATGACCACGATTTAATTTTTAATAACAGTATTGATACATCAGAAGATTTAGTATTTAACTTTGACATTATATCTCATTATTTATACACTTGTTAAATATTACATCATATTAAAAATTCAATTTTTTCAGGGTTTGTTACTAGTAACATTAAACTTGATATTTTGCCAATAAATTAATTTTCTACATATACTTTGATATATGTTCTATAAAATTAAAAGATTTTTAATCACTGATAATTTATGATCTCAGTTTTTAATAAAAGCTTCGAATTCAATTATCCAGAGTTCTTTGTATTCAGAAGACCAAAGCTTTACATGTTTATACATATGCAACCAGGCTTTACATACAACAAACAATCTAGCTTTTATCTTAGCCTTAATTTTTGTAATAAATATATGTTTTTTTCTAGTCTTATTTAAGTCATCCTTGCCATCAGCTAAGGGCTCGTATAATCTAGCCCGACGCGAGTTTGCGCATATTTGCGCAATCCTCTTGCGCGGGTCATTATCATTGTCATTGTCATAGTCATTATCATTATCGGTATTATTAGCATCATAATTATTGTCTAAAATATTTGACAAACTTAATAATGCTTTTTTAGATAACCAAATAGGTGCATCATTTAAATCCATATTTTAATTGTATTGAAAAATAATGAAAATCACATAATAAAAAAAATTATCAAATTTTAAGTTTATTTACAACTTTTGAATATTTATTAGATGTTTCTGAAGTTATATTAGTTTTAATCCATTCTAATACTTGATCATTTTTCATTTTTTTAAGGATAATATCATCTTTTGCAAGATTATTTAATATTTCTGATGCATATTCATGAACATTTTCGTTAAATTTATCTTCAATACGTATTTTTATGAATTCTAATAAAAATTTAAAACTACCTACTTTTCCCATAGCCGTAATAATACTTATTAATAATTCGTCATTTTTAGATATATAATATAGTACTTTAAGAGGATTAGATAATCCTATATCATTAATAAACTCTTTCATCATCTCTATAACTAATTCAATACCATTTTCTTTTGCAAATTCAATTGAGTCATTACCATTTATATTAGCTATTAATATATTTGCAAATAAATAACATACTCTATGTGCTAAAAATACTCGTTGTGATAATAATATATTTTTTTTATTAATTGTCTTAATTGTTTCTAATAATACTTTCAAACCTCCATCTTCAATAATATTAGTTACAGATTTATAGTTGTCGTTTGTTATAGCTACAAGTAATGAAATAGCTGCATTTACTTCCATACAAAAGTTATTAGTTGTATCTATATGTAATGTCTTCATTGCTAGTTGAATACATCCAGAATTAAAAATAATTAACTGATATTCTTTATTAGAATTAGTTAAATATGGAGTATCTGGATTTGAACATATAAGTACTAAAATTAGTAATGTAAAACGCCTTATATGTCTATATTTATTTTCATTTTTAATGTTTGTTTTTAAACTTTCTATTACTATTTTTATACCTCCTTTATTTACAAATTCATCAATAGCTATTTTACCATTGCAAAATATGTAATGAGAAAGTACACTATAACAAGTAGTAAGAATTTCTATATTATTTTTATTTTTTTCTATTGCTTCAAAAAAAACATCAAAACTTCCAATATCAATAAATGCCTGACTTTTATTATATATTGTTTCAAATCTATATTTCCTTATTTTTATATCCTTTAATAATGAAACTTTTAAATGATTATTATTTAAAGTTTTATTCTTAGTATCTATTTTTGTTTCTGTTGCTATCTCAGTATTAGTCATAAAAACTTTAGTTTTTATATCAGTAATTGTGACAACTTCTGTATCAGTATAAATATCTGTATCAGTAATAGAACTTTCACTCATATCATTTATATCATTTATTATTGGTAAACGATTATATCTATAAAGTATTCTATTACTTTCAATCATAATATTAACATTATTTATATGCAATTTCATTATTGATATTATTATTTTAATATCACTTGGTTGTAATGTGATAAATTGTTTATTTAAGACTTTTATGTCATACATGTAAATATATCTTATAAAGTTTAGAGATACTAGAACTCTATTTTCATTTTTATTAATTTTTTCAATATTTTGTAAAATTGTATTAATATAACCTGCATTTAAAATTCTAATATAATTTTCTTCTGATGAACAAAACTTTTGTATGAGTAATAATGTATTGTATGACATTTTTTTAGGATCACTTAATAATTCTATACAATCTAATTTAATCATTTGTGTTATAATATCTTTAAAAATATTATGTATATTTTTATCTTCGTATTTTGCATTATCTGATGGAATTACGAGTAAAAAATTAAGTAATTTACATGAATATGCATATATATTTAAATTATTTTTGTATTTTTTTATATTTGCAATGAAAATATCTATTCCATTATTAATTATAATACAATTATGATTAAAAGTTGTATTGAATGAAATTATTTTAATTATCATATCAGATAAAAATTCTTGTATTTCTTCGTCATTTGGATTTGCTTTTAATATTTCTATAAATGTTTCCAAACATAAAAATGCATATTCTTTCATTTTATTAATTTTATAATTATTTTCAATTACCATACATGAATTTAAAACTATTGTCTTATTTTCATTATTAAGTATTATATTCTTTTTCACAATATCAATAATAATTTGAATTCTACTAATAATAATGTAATCATAATCTTTTATTGTTTCAAAATTTAATAATGTTTTTATTGTATGGTTTAATACTTCTTTATTTGTATTATTTTTTGTATTATTTTTTTGAATTACACTATAAATACAGTTTATAAACTCAGGCATAACTTCCAAATTACTAATATTTTTATGTTTTGATAAAATTTCAAGTATAATACATCCTTTAACAATTGCTTTTTTAAAATTAACTTTTTTATTATTATTAATAATATCTACCGTATTTATAACTGCTTTTAAACAACTGCAATAACAAGATATTGTACAAATTGTATTAATATCTTTATCTTTTATATAATTTTGTAAATCTTCATATGTTTTAGATAATATATTAATATCATCATCTTTTTTATAGTTATGTATGATATTAATAATATTGTCTATTTCAGTTTTTTGTTTCTTATTAATGATAATTTCTGACATTGTTCGTATTACTAAGAAAACAATGATAAGTGTTAACATTTAATAATTCAATTTTTATTATAAAATAATACTATAGAAATTTAAGTATAATTAGAATAGCATTATACCTATCTAATATTTCTTTAGTTAAAAAACCTTCAGGTAATTTTATTACTTCTAAACCTTTGTCTTTTAATTCGCTAATAATATGTTTTTTTTTAATTAGATTAATCATGATTTCGGAAACATATTCATGTACAATACTTATTTTACTTGTCTTTATAAACTCTAATAAACAATTAATACTTTCAGATGTAAAAATACTCATTTGTAACTTATTTACCTTTGATACTTGAGATAATATTTTTAAAATATAATGTATGTATTTAGAATCTTTATTATTATTCATTATATTTACTATAATTTGAATACCTCCTGCAAATGCAAACTCTAAACAATTATCTTCATTTTGTATTAAATTATTGAGTAGAATTAAAGGCCATTTCTGAATATTCTTTTTTTTATTATTTTGCATTATAATTAAAACAGTTTCAATACTTTTATATTCAACTATTTTATTAATATTTTTATCATTATTCCAAGAAATGTTTGCTAATAAATGACAAACATTACTATTTTCATTTTCGTGTAATACATTTATAGCATATTCAATAAATCCTTTATCATAAAAGTAATCTTGTTTGATTTTATCATTAAACGCACATAAATATGCAAACAGATTACAAGCACTATTTTTCATTATTGAGTTATTAGAGTTTTCACATATCTCTTTTATTAATAATGTAATTCCTTGTTTTTCAAAAACATTTTTAATTTCTTGTTCTTCTAAAACATTTTTAATTCTACTAATATACAATGCAAGTATATCATATATTATAGTTTGCAGTGTATCATTATTTTTATATGTTTTTATTGCTTTTATAATTGTATTAAAAATACCTAAATCTATAAATAGATTATATCTATCTGACAATAACATATACCATTTTTCTAATATCTGATAACTTGATATTTGAACACTGACATCATTTTCATACTTTCTCATTATATATATTATTGTATTAATATCCATAATTTGTAACTCTTTTTTATTCGTATTGTCTGATAAACTATTTTTATTGTACAACTTATTAAATATTTCTAATAAAACATTAATTTTTTTGTTTTCTTTGTGTTTTTGTATTATTAATAAAATTGCTTTTAATCCATCTCCAGTAATAATTCTATCATATATAATTAATATTTTACATAACTTTTCTATTAACATACAAACAAATAATAAGTCTTCAAAATTATTATCTTTGCTAACTAAATTATTTAAGACTTTTATTATATTTATAATTCCAATACCATTATAATTATTAATACATAATAATCTTTTAATAATTATTTTATTATCTTTTTCATCTAGTAAAAAATCTAGTATTTTTAATGCATTATTGACTATTTCTGTATTATTAATATATATATTTATAGCTGTAATTAACACATATATTTCATCTCTTGTTGCAAATATATCATTTGCAATTTTTTTTTGCTTAACATAATAATGCATTATATTAATTCCATAATATTGAATATTTTCATCATTTTGAAATTCTTTCATTGCGTCTATTATAGTACTATACGAATAATCATTATCTAAACAAGAATTATATTTATTCATCGTATATAATATTGAAAATGAAGTAGAAACAATTAAAATACTATTATTTTTATTGTTCAAATATTTTTTAATGATTTTGAAAAAAATATCTTTATTATTTAATATTTTATTTTCTTGTATCTGTATGTGTATAAGAAATAATAAAATAGGTAAAGCATGTACTAATATACACGGTTCTGTTGTATTTTGTTCAATCACATTATAAATACAATCTACAGAAATATTACTTTTAACATTATTATATACAATGAATTTTTTTAGAGCTTTGCATCCACTACTAATAACTTTAATCATATTATTGTGTTTTTTTTTATTAATTGGTTGTATAGTTATAGTTTTTATAACAGCTTCAATGGCTCCTGAAGATGATATTTTAGTCATATTATTTTCTGTATTTGCAAGATTAGCAAATATATCATTGGCATATTGTAGTAATTCAATGTGTTTATCGTATTTTGTTATAATACTAATAATAACATTAATACCATTTGCATCAATAATTTTGTCTACAAGTTTAGAAAATGTCTTCGACAAATTATATAATATCATACACATAGTAACTAATATAGTTGTATTATTAATGTTATGCTCAATTGCTGATATTATAATATTAATACCATTTGCATCAATAATTTTGTTTTCATATAATGACTTTTTATTACTACTTAGTAATACAAGTATATTAGATGCACATACGTAAAAACATTCATAAAAACATGTTTCACTTTCACAATCACTATAATTTTTATTATAAAATGTAATTATATCCATGATATATTTAATACATCCAGCATCAATTATATCATTCTTTAATTTATTTTTACTATTTTTTTCAATATATTTCTCAACTACTTTACATAATTTCATATACATATTATGATTTTTTTCATACGAACTTGATATCTCTTTTATTACATCTAATATTTCTAAATTATCAATTCTTGTTAAAAATTCAATAATTTCTGATATTTTATGTTTTTTTTTATATTTATAATTATCTAAAGAATCGTAAATGAGATTCCTAATTGTATTATTAGGAATTAATCTTGTATTTGTTAGTATTTCATTTGTTAAAGGGTTAGTATTTTTTTTTAAAAAATGTTTTTTTATACTTACTCTATCAAATGTATGACCTGTAATAATTAATACAGGCTCTGACATTATATTAAAACTAATTGGACAATTAAATTCATATTCTTCTCCATTAATAATTGCTTGTAGTGAAAAATTTTCAATACATTCTTTATTTTCAAGTATTTTTTTTGTTATAGGACTACTATCGTTTGTTTTTAACCATTCTTTTATTGCTTCTTTTTCATAAGAATATCCATCACTAACTAATACAACAGGAAATTGAATTAATTTTTTAGTTAGAGGACATTTTAAATAGTCTTCATTAATATCTCTTTGTCTCTTTTTTGACATATTTCAATATAATTTTACATTTAATAAATATAAACAATAAAAAATTCAATTTTTTTTAATTATATATATATATATAATTAAAAAAAAATGTCTACAATAAATATAGAAAAAATAGATCAAATAAAAACAGATCCTATAAAACATAAATTACCTAAGATACATGAAAAAAATATTAAAAAAATAATACTATTCTCTCTCGTATTTGTTACAGTATTATTACAAATTGGAATAAAAATATGGAATTATAAAATATTAATAAATTATTATTATAAATTAAATAATAATTTTAGATTAGATAATAGTATTATATACGAAGATTATAAATATTTATTTTATTTAGCTGTAACTAATATATTTTTTACAATAATTGCAATTTTATATTGTTTATTAGCATTATATATATTTATTTATCAATATTCTTTATATAAAACATATAAGACAGAAATACAATATTCAATAACTATTTTGGGAATTTTATCTTTTATTTTATCTGTAACTAGTACTATGATCCGTAATAATTTAAAAGATAAATATATAAAATATTTAAATGAAAACTGTGATACAAATGAAAAAATTATTTCATATATGACTTATACATCTTTAGGATTTGGATTTTTATCATTAGTAATAAAAGATCACAAATTTTAATCATTTTAATCATAAGGTGATAAACCTTTACACTTATGCTTATACCAAAACAATATATATTTATTATTAAAATCAGGATGTTCTTTATTTTCATGATAATCCATATCTATATGATTACCTAACCAAATATTACATTTTTTACAATACCAATTATTATTTTTCATTATAAATATAATATATATTATAATTTTTTTTTTATATATATATATATATATATATAAAGATGAATGCTAATTTACGAAAGTATTTAAAATATAAACAAAAGTATTTAGATTTAAAAGCTGAATTTGAAGGAGGCGCTGGTGTTGGTGTTGGTGCTTATACACCTGTATATGGACAGGGATTCAATCAACCACTAGGGAAAGACATGTCATGGGGTCCGAATCTTGGTAATCTTGGAGTAAGTGCAGCAGTAGCAAATGCACCAGGAGCAAATGCAGCAGTAGCAAATGCAGCAGGAGCAAATCAAGGATGGGGTATATTAAATCCTTTGAATTATAATCCTTTTAATATGTTTCAAGGAAATGCAAAGGAATCAAAACATTCAATATATGATGATATTAAAACTAATGGACAAAATGGACAAACTGGACCAAATGGACAAACTGGACCAAATGGACAAAATGGACAAACTGGACCAAATGGACAAAATGGACAAACTGATAAAGAATACAATTATTTTAGCAGTGACCAAGCGAATACCGCAGCTACCGCAGCTACAATAGTTGGAACAGCGGGAGTATTAGGTCTGGCGGTAGATAAGGCGAAAAACAGATTACTTAGAAATAGACGTGCAGTTGCAGTTCCAGGTCCAGGTGCAGTTGCAGTTCCAGGTCCAGGTGCAGTTGCAGTTCCAGGTCCAGGTGCAGTTGCAGTTCCAGGTCCAGGTGCAGGTCCAAAACCTATTAGAGTTTCAGGTGCAGTTCAAGGTCTAATAGATGAAAATATAACTCGCGAAAATAAACAAGAAATAGTCACAAAATTACAAAATACATTAAATATGTCATGTGAACAATTTCTTTTATCAGATAATAAAGATGTAAATAAAATAATTACAAAATTACTCTTAATGCAAGAAAAATTATATAATGATATAAATAAAACATTAGCTAAAACCAGATCATATGATATAACAAATAATGAAATACAATTCTCAGATGAAGATAAACAATATTTTTCAAAAGAACAAATAGAACAAATGCAACTAAAACAAAAATATAAAAACGATGATGAATATAATAATCAAAAAATCAATGAATTAACAAATTTATATTATAATAATAATGATAAA